CTCAAGGACTTGTCTAAAATCACCCAACAGGCTACCTATCAGGAATTACTTGAAAAAAGTTGAAAAAAAACGTAAAGTAGGTAGTGTATGAAAAACTATTTTTTCAAGGAGGACAAATCATGTCACACATCAAGTTTGACTATTCGAAAGTAGCACCATTCGTGAACGAATACGAATTGAGCTACATGCAAAGTCAAGTTACAGCAGCAGACAAACAATTACGCGAAGGAACAGGTGCTGGTAGCGACTTTTTAGGTTGGATCGACCTTCCTAAAAACTATGACAAAGATGAATTTGCGCGTATCAAAAAAGCGGCTGAAAAAATTCAATCTGATTCTGAAGTATTAGTCGTCATCGGAATCGGCGGATCTTATTTAGGAGCGAAAGCAGCGATTGATTTCTTAAATCATTCTTTCTTTAACTTGCTACCAAATGAAGAACGCAAAGCACCACAAATCTTTTTTGCAGGTAATTCGATTTCTTCAACATACTTAGCAGATTTGATCGAAATCATCGGTGACCGTGACTTCTCTGTGAATCGCTTTTCGTGTTTTCAAAGAACGTTTGATTGAAAAATACGGCAAAGAAGAAGCCAACAAACGGATCTACGCAACAACGGATAAAGCGAAAGGTGCAGTAAAAGTTGAAGCAGATGCTGAAAACTGGGAAACCTTTGTGATTCCAGATGACGTCGGCGGCCGTTTCTCTGTATTGACTGCTGTTGGTTTATTACCAATCGCTGCCAGCGGAGCGGATATCGATGCCTTGATGCAAGGGGCAGCAGATGCTAGCGATGCTTACGCAAGTGACGACCTTGAAAAAAATGAAGCGTATCAATATGCAGCAATGCGTAACATCCTTTATCGTAAAGGCAAAGTAACCGAATTGCTGATCAACTACGAACCAGGCATGCAATACTTCTCAGAATGGTGGAAACAATTATTCGGCGAGTCTGAAGGAAAAGACCAAAAAGGGATCTATCCTTCAAGTGCAAACTTCTCAACAGATTTGCATTCTCTTGGGCAATACATCCAAGAAGGCCGTCGCAATATCTTTGAAACAGTTGTTAAAGTTGAAAAACCACGCAAATCAATTGCGATCCCTACACAAGAAGCAGATCTTGATGGTCTTGGCTACTTAGAAGGAAAAGAAGTTGATTTTGTTAATACGAAAGCCTTTGAAGGAACATTACTTGCACATACAGATGGGGATGTCCCAAATCTGTTAGTAAAAATCCCTACAATGGATGCGTACACGTTAGGTTACACCATGTACTTCTTTGAGATCGCTGTGGGTATCTCTGGCTACTTAAATGGCGTGAACCCATTTGACCAACCAGGGGTTGAAGCGTACAAGAAAAACATGTTCGCCTTACTTGGCAAACCAGGTTTCGAAGATCTTGCAAAAGAATTGAACGAACGTCTGTAAATCAATACTTTTAGCACTTTTGTAAATTGATGGTGAACGAAACATGTTCGCTTTGGTTTATAAGTGGTGATAGTTTTGGTGATAGTGACAAGTAAAAGCACTCATTGCGAGTGCTTTTTTCTTTCGCTTTCGATGTAATTTTCGAATTGTTCCATAGACCTCTTTTTGACCTCTGGTGAAATGTGGGCATAGATTTGAGTTGTTGAAATATCTTTGTGGCCAAGGAAGTCTTTGATATCTTCTAAGGATAGACCAGCTTGTCGAGATCTGACTGCAAATGTATGCCTGCCATCGTGAACTCTAATTTTCGGCAAATCAGCTTTTTCAGCAATCCGATTAAATGCACCATTCACTGATCGATCACGAACTATTTTACCTTTGTATCTCTTACTGGTTTGCAAGAAGATAAATTGTTCGCCATCTTC